AGCGGGAGGCGACGTGGCGCTGGTACACTTCGACGCTGCGGACGAGGTTGGAGCCGGGCGGGCGGATGATCCTGGTGATGACCCGGTGGCACGAAGATGATCTGGCCGGGCGGTTGTTGCGGCGGGCGAGTGAGGATCCGCAGGCGGATCAATGGACGGTGGTGAGTTTGCCGGCGTTGGCGGATGGCGCCGGGGGGGATCCGCTGGGCCGGGCGGCGGGGGCGGCGCTCGATCCTGAGCGGTATGATGTGGCGGCGCTGCAGCAGATTCGGGCGAGCATCGGGAGCCGGGACTGGGCGGCGTTGTATCAGCAGTCGCCCAGGCAGGATGAGGGGACGGTATTCAAGCGGGGCTGGCTGCGGTATGTGGCGGCGGCGCCGGAGTTTGTGCGGGCGGTGGTGGCGTGGGATACGGCGTTCGAGAGTCGGGAGGGGAGCGATTATTCGGCGGCGGTGCTGGTGGGGCTGGGGGTGGATGGCCGGTATTATGTGGCGCCGCTGGTGCGGGAGCGGTTGGAGTTTCCCGACCTGGTGCGTGAGGCGAAGGCGGTGATGCAGCGGTGGCCGGAGGCTGAGCATGTGGTGGAGGCGAAGGCGAGCGGTAAGAGCCTGCGCCAGCAGTTGCGCAGCGAGGGGATCCCGCTGATCGAGGTGGAGCCGGCCGGGGATAAGGTCGCGAGGGCGCATGGGGTGACGCGGTATTTTGAGGCGGATATGGTGCGGGTGGTGTTGGGGCCGGGGGTGGATGCGCTGGAGCATGAGCTGTTGACGTTTCCGGCCGGGGCGCATGATGACCAGGTGGATGCGTTGGTGTATGCGCTGCTGCGGTGTGGGGGCGGCGGGAGTGGAATTTATGTGTGAGCCACGGAGGGATCTGCGGTGAAGACGGTGGGTGACTGGGTGGCGCTGGTGTGTTTTGTGAGCCTGGCGGCGCTGGGCTGGGTGGTGATTTTGCGGGGGGTGTCGTGGCCGGTGGTGTTTGCGGCGCTGTGGTTTGTGGTGATCGGGACGCTGGCGGGGGTGCGGCCGGCGGAGTGGCAGCGGCGCGAGGGGCGAGCGGGGAAGTAGCGTTGGCAACCGGGCGACGGTTGCCAACTCGGCGGGACTCGGATGATAAGGTTTTGTTAGCGGTAGAGATTTTTCGGGGCGAATGACAGCGGGGTGGGCGGATGAGTGTGTTGGATCTGGTGGCCGGGGCGGCGGGGTTCGAGCGGGTGAAGGCGGCGGCGGGGGACGCGCTGGTGGAGACGCCGTGGGTGTGGCCGCTGTGGCGCCAGGGCCAGCCGGATTGGACGCCGCCGACGTTGCAGGGGTTTGGGCAGGCGGGCTACAGCGATAATGCGGTGGTGTATGCCTGCATTGCGGCCAGGGCGCAGACGGCGGCGCTGGCGCCGCTGGTGGGGTATACGGGGCAGCGTGGGGAGCCGCAGCGGTTGCTGGATGCGCATCCGCTGGCCGGATTGCTGTTGAAGCCGAATCCGTGGCAGAGCTGGTACGAGTTCATGGAGTTGCTGATTACGTATCTGGATCTGGATGGGAATGCGTTCATCTGGAAGGCGCCTGGCCCTGCGACAGGCTCAGGGGGCGTGCCGGGGGCGTTGTATCCGCTGCGCGCGGACCGGGTGCGGCCGGTGCCGGGGCGGACGCGGGAGGCGCCGCTGCTGGGGTATGTGTATGATCCCGATGATACGGGGGCCTTGAGCGAGCCGTATCTGCCGGAGGAGATCATCCACGTGAAGTATCCGAATCCGCTTGATCCGTTCGAGGGGCTGGGGCGGGGGACGAGTCCGCTGGGGGCGGCGGCGAAGCCGGTGGATGTGGATAATGCGGCGACGAGTTTCCTGAAGAACTTTTTCGATAATGCGGTGGCGCCGTTCGGGCTGCTGAAAAGCAAGCAGAAGCTGGTGGATACGGAGGTTAAGCGAATCCGGGAGCGATTGCGCGCGCAATATGGTGGGGTGCAGAACTGGGGCGATGTGATGATCCTGGATGCCGATGCCGAGTATCAACGGCTGGGGCTGTCTATGCAGGAGATGACTTTCTCGGATTTGGATTTCCGCAACGAGGCGCGCATCTGCATGGCGCTGCGCGTGCCGCCGATCATTGTGGGGGCACGGGTGGGGCTGGAGCGGAGTACGTTTGCGAATTATGGCGAGGCGCGGCGGGCGTTCTGGGAGGATATGCTGATCCCAGGGGTGTATCAGCGATTCGAGGACGGGTTCAACGCCGGGCTGGCCGATGGAACGGATTATTGGCTGGCGTATGATTACGGCCGGGTGCCGGCGCTGCGCGAGGATGTGGCGGCGAAGTGGGAGACGGCGACCAGGGCGTTTATGGGCGGGTTGGCGACGCGCAATGAGGCGCGGGCGCTGGTGATGTTGCCGCCGGCGGCGGAGGCGGAAGATGGCTTCCGGGCGGCGGAGGCGCAGCAGATCGGGGCGCCGGGGATTGGGCAGACGCCGGTGAGAGTTGGCAACCGGGCGACGGTTGCCAACTCTACGGACGACGGGGGTGGCAAGTCCAACGACCCTTTTGGGGGCGTTACCCATGACGGAGCGGTGGATCTGGCAGCGAAGGCGGGGCGGGCCGGCGGGCTGGCGTTGCGGTTGCAGATCGAGGGACGCTGGAGGCCACGGCTGGCGCGGGCGCTGCGGGCGCAGTTGCGGGCGGCGCTTCCGGCGGGGATGACGCCGGGGGAGGCGGCCGGCGCGGTGGAGCGGTTGGGGCTGGCCTCGGCGGATGTGCGCGATGTGCTGTATGGGATGCTGCGCGAGGCGGCGCTGGCGGGGTTGAGCGCCGGGGCCGGGGATGTGGATGGGCTGTTGGGCGGCGCTGCGACAAGCTCAGGGGGCGGCCCTTCGACAGGCTCAGGGGGCGGCGCTGCGACAGGCTCAGGGGGCGCGAAGGCGGAGATCGGGATTGATTGGGCGATGGTGAATGCCGAGGTGCTGCGCTGGGTCGAGGCGTATGCGTTCGAGTTGATTCGGGGGCTGGATGCGCGGAGCCGGTCGGCGGTGGGGGAGGCGATCCAGCGGTGGGCGAGTAATGGGCTGCCGCTGGCCGATCTGGTGGAGGAGTTGGCGCCGATCTTCGGGCCGGTGCGCGCGGAGTTGATCGCGGCCACGGAGGTGACACGGGCCTATGCCGAGGCGAATCTGCGTGCGTGGCGGGCGAGCGGGGTGATCGAGCGGGTGACGTGGCGGACGGCGAATGATGAGCGGGTGTGCCCGGTGTGCTCGGCGCTCGGCGGGGTCAAGTGGGGGGCGGATGGGGCCGTGCCGACGGCGATTGCGGATCAGGTGGCCGAGGGGGTGGTGACGCCGATCGGGCAGGCGTTCGTGCATCCGGGCGGGAATGGGGCGCAGGCGCGGTGGGCAGGGCAGGCGTTTCGGGCGCCGCCGGCGCATCCGAGGTGCCGGTGCTGGTTGGCGCCGGTGGTGTGATGGGCAAGAGTTGGCAACCGGGCGACGGTTGCCAACTCTGAGGATGGCGATGGCTGAGATTGTGGTGGCGCTGGAAGGGGTGGACGAGCTGCTGCGCCGGTTGGAGCGGGCGGCGAGCAATGCGGTGCTGCGGGCGGCGATGGAGCGGGCGACGGCGCTGATTCAGGCCCGGCTGGCGGTGTATCCGCCGGCGGAGCGCAAGCCGCAGCCGTTCAAGACGGATAAGCAACGGCGGTTCTTTTTTGCGGCGCTGCGTGATGGGCGTATCGAGGCGCCGTATCGGCGGACGGGGACGCTGGGGCGGCGCTGGACGACGACGATCAGCGGGGCGGGCCTGGACCTGGTGGGGCGGGTCGGGAATAATACGACGTATGGGCCGTATGTGATGGCGCGGGCAGAGCAGGCGGCGTATCATGCGGGGGTGTGGCCGGTGGCGGAGGATGTGGCGGAGCAGGCGACGGGGGATGTGCTGGATATTTTCCGGGATGCGGTGCAGATGGCGTTGGGGTGAGGACGAGAGAGTTGGCAACCGGGCGACGGTTGCCAACTCTGGCGGAGGTGGGCGATGGGCAGGGAGCGGATGGAGTATAAGACGGTTTTGGAGGTGCGGTCGGTTGCGGATCGGGTTGTGACGGGGTTTCCGAGCGTGCTGGGGAATGTGGATGACGGCGGCGACCTGGTGGAGCCGGGGGCGTATCTGAAGACGCTGCAGGAGCGGGCGGGGCGGATGCGCTGGTTCTGGGGGCATGATAAGGGGCAGCCGCCGATTGCGACGATTGTGGAGATCGCAGAGGTGGGGCGCGAGGCGCTGCCGGCGGCGGTGCTGGCGCGGTATCCAGAGGCGACGGGCGCGCTGAAGGTGCGCCGGGAGTATCTGGATACGCCACGGGCCAATGAGGTGCTGGCCGGGATCCGGTCGGGGGCGATCAATGAGCTGAGCATCGGCTATGATGCGCTCCAGGCGACGCCGGGGGGTGACCGGGAGGTGGCCGGGCGGCGGGTGCGGCGCTTTCTGAAGGAGATCCGGCTCTGGGAGATGAGCGACGTGAATTGGGGGATGAATGCGGCGACGGCGAATGTGAAGGCATTGCTGGCGGCCGGGGATACGAAGGGGCTGGCGCAGTGGTTGGAGGCGCGCATTCATCTGGAGTTTACGGAGGTCGCCGACGAGTTGTTCGGGGATGGGTATCTGACCCGTGAGGAGCGGATCGCGCTGTCGGCGGCGATCGGGGGCGCGCTGGATGCGTTCAATGCGCGG